GGCAGATTATTGGCAAAACAGACGCAAGATCACGCAGATCAGTGGGAAGTTGTGGAGTTTCCAGCCATTTTTCCAGAATCAAACAAACCCTTATGGCCAGGTTATTGGAAAATTGAGGAATTAGAGGGTGTAAAAGCCTCTATTCCAGTGTCAAAGTGGGAAGCGCAGTGGATGCAGAACCCCACTTCGGAAGAAGGAGCGATATTAAAGCGAGAATGGTGGAATACTTGGAGCAAAAAAGAAGTTCCGCAGATGCATTATGTCATTCAGAGCTACGACACGGCGTTTAGTAAAAAAGAAACCGCTGATTTCTCTGCCATTACCACTTGGTGCGTATTTCATCCCGAAGAAGGCTCACATCGACCCTGTTTGTTGCTACTGGACTGCAAAAAAGGGCGTTGGGACTTTCCAGAACTGAAAAGAGTTGCATACGAACAGTACACATATTGGGAACCAGACACCATCATCATCGAAGCAAAGGCATCGGGTATGCCACTCACCGATGAATTGCGTCAAGCGGGCATACCTGTTGTCAATTACTCACCAGGAAAAGGGCAAGACAAAATTGCAAGAGTGAACTCGGTTGCACCCATACTCGAATCGGGCATGGTGTATGTGCCGGAAACGCGTTGGGCGGAAGAACTCGTCGAAGAATGTGCAGCATTTCCTTTCGGAGATCACGACGATTTGGTAGACTCAACCACTCAGGCTCTTTTGCGCTATCGACAAGGGGGATTTATTGGTTTAGAATCAGACTATGATATGCAGGACAACGAGCCTCGCAGAATCAGAGAATATTATTAAGAGGAATTGAAATGGACAAAGGCGAAAAGATCAAGGACCAAGGATTTGTTCCTTACGCAAAACAAAAAACCGTAGCAACCAGCAAAGGGCCAAAGCCCGGCGCAGGCAAAGGTAAATCAAGAGGCAAAGGCGCAGCACTACGCGGCATTAAGTTTACAGGCGTATATTAATGGCAATAGGCGACAACAAGCCGACCAACATAGACAGACTTTCTGATTTAATCGACTTAGAAGTTGAGTCTGGTCAAACAGTAGAAATCGAAGAACCAATGTCCATGGACCAAGGTGCTTCGATTATGTTTGCAGAAGACGGAACAGCGGAAGTAGATTTTAGTCCAGAAGAAATGGAAATGGAAATGGATTTCATGGATCAAATTCCATTTGACGCAAACTTAGCAGACTACTTAGAAGAAAGTGAACTGGGACTGATTGCCAACGATTTAGTTGGCGACTTTGACGAAGACCACGCAAGTCGTGGCGAATGGGAACAGACCTATGTCGAAGGACTAGACTTACTTGGTTTCAAATACGAAGATCGGGACCGTCCATTTCCCGGCGCAAGCGGTGTTACCCACCCCCTTTTAGCAGAATCGGTTACACAATTCCAAGCTCAAGCTTTTAAAGAGCTTTTACCATCAAAAGGACCTGTAAAAACACAGGTAATGGGCATGGAAACACCTGAAATTGAGGCGCAAGCGAAAAGAGTTCAAGAGTACATGAACTTTCAAATTACCACCGAAATGCAGGAATATACCCCTGAAATGGACCAATTATTGTTCTATTTACCGCTTGCGGGGTCTGCATTTAAGAAAGTTTATTTTGATCCAAGCAAACAAAGAGCAGTCAGCACCTTTGTACCCACAGAAGATTTAGTTGTTCCGTATACAGCAAGCGATATTGAAACTTGCGAGCGCGTAACACACATTGTCAAAATGACATACAACGAAGTTCGCGCACAACAGCTCGCAGGATTTTACAGAGACATATCAATTGAGCCGTCCGAGACAAATGTAGAAAGCAAGCCACAAGACAAAGTGGATGATCTCGAAGGTGTGTCCGCTAGTGGTGCAACAGAAATGATGTATGAGCTCTTGGAGTTTCATGTGTCCATGGACATACCAGGATTTGAAGATCCCGACGGTATGCACATTCCTTATATAATTACTGTTGATCGAACATCAAACAAAGTTTTGTCCATCCGTAGAAACTACGATCCAAACGATCCTCTAAAAAGAAAGACTCAGTATTTTGTTCATTACAAGTTCCTTCCAGGATTGGGTTTCTACGGATTCGGACTCATTCACATGATTGGTGGTTTGTCTAAAACTGCAACCGCGGCCCTTAGACAACTAATAGATGCAGGAACTTTGTCAAACCTTCCTGCTGGGTTTAAAGCAAGAGGTCTTAGAATCCGAGACGACGAGACTCCACTAGAGCCTGGAGAGTTTCGCGATGTTGATGCACCGGGAGGCGCGCTTCGAGATTCTTTAGTACCACTACCATATAAAGAACCATCGCAAACATTGCTCGCATTAATGGGAACTTGTGTTGAAGCGGGACAACGTTTTGCTTCTTTAGCAAACCTACAAATCGGCGAAGGCAATCAAGAACTACCAGTCGGCACAACCATGGCTTTATTAGAGCAAGGCACTCGTGTCATGTCGGCAGTACACAAACGATTGCACTATGCGCAGAAAACAGAATTTAAAATATTAGCAAGATTGTTTGCTCAGTATCTACCACCAGAATATCCATACCTTGTTGCTGGCGGAAACCAGATGATTAAACAGCAAGACTTCGACAACCGCGTTGATGTTGTTCCTGTTTCTGATCCTAACTTCTTCTCAATGAGTCAAAGAATTTCACTCGCGCAACAAGAACTACAACTGGTTCAAAGCAATCCAGAAATACACAATATTAAAGAGTCCTATCGCAGAATGTACGAAGCGTTAGGAACAGAAAACATTGAAGCACTGTTACTGCCTGATCCTCCACCTCCCGCTCCTGTGGACCCAGCGTCAGAAAACGGCGGTGCACTTATGGGTGCTCCAGCGACAGCGTTCCCTGAACAGGAACACATGACGCATATTGAGGCGCACCTAACCTTATTAGAAAGTCCTGTGGCCATGATGAATCCAGCAACGGTGCCGTCTTTGGTGTCGCATATTTTTCAACACATATCACTAGAAGCACAGAAAGTTGCCGACCAGCAAATGCCTGAACAGCAACCTGTTCCAATTCAGCCAGGTATGCCAATGCAACCACCTCCACCTAATCCACAGAAAGAGGCGCTTAAAGCAAACATAGAGCTGGAGCTTATGGAAACAATCATGCCTTCTTTAGAAGAAATCTTGACACCACCCGATGATGGAGTGGTACAATTAAAACAACAAGAGCTTCAGATAAGATCTCAAGAAAACCAAGACGATAAAGAAATTGCTGAGAAGAAACTAGAACTTGAAACAGCAAAACTTGTGCAGAAAGATCAGTCTGAAGAAGAAAAAATTAAATCTCAAGAAGACATCGCAGCACTAAAAGCGAATGTAGAAAGAGAACGCATAGCTAAAGATATTAGAGAAGACAATGGCAAAAAGAATTAACCCCAATATTGAAAGGCAAATTATGAACGTTTTGTCAGGACCTATTTTTCCAGGAAAACAAACCCCAAAACTTTCTATGCAGGCCGTAAAGAAAATACCAGAACCTGTTGGTCCACTTGCAGTAACCCAAGGAATAACTTCTTTACCTAATATTTTTAAAAAAAGAGCGCCTCGCGTAATCATTGAACAAAAAGGACCATATTTGGGACCAGCAGTAGATCCTGCTAAAGATACTAGACAAGGTGCGGGGCAAGGACCCGCTACACCGCCTAGTCCTCCTGTAAACGATACAGTAGGTATTATGCCGATAACCGCTCCTAGAGGACCTGTTCAAGGCGGAACAGTAAGGGACGAAGAAATGATATTCCCTACAACAATAAACGTACCTAATATGCCAACGTCCCCTAATCCAAACTTTGTTCCATCGTATTCACCTTACCAACTACCTGCTTCTTTTGCTGAAGCACAGGGACAGGGACAAGGACAACCTCCTGCAACACCTCCTCCCTTAACTGACGATATAATAGATATTATGCCGATAGATGATTTAGACAGAGGACCTGCGCAAGGTGGAATTGTAGTAGATCCAAACGCAGTAACGGTAGATGAAATTACTCCTTTTGCAGAATCTGGAGTTGGTGCAGCAGTGGACGTTTCTGGAGTATCAGATGGAGCATCAGGTCGCAAAGGCGAAGGAATGGAAGGAGTGTCGGGCGGTACAGGACTACAGGCTCCAGAAACACCTACTGCTGGAGAAATGGAAGGAGTATCGGGCGGTACAAGTCTTTTAGATAGACTACAAAAAATGATAGAAAATATCCAAGCGCAACAGTTAGAGCAACAAGAGCAAAGACAAACACAAGAAGCACGCATGGCGCCTGGATACACAATGCCAGTTGGTCCTTACGGATACAACCCTTATCAAAGTGGGCAATATCAATCGGATCCATACGGAATTTCCGGAGTACCCAACATGGGAGGAATAACAACTATTCCACTACCTGATGGTGGATATGGAATTTACAACCCCGTATACGCTAGGTAATAAAAGGAGTTAAAAATAGACATTTTAGAGTTCGCGACAGCTGTGCAGCGCGCAATTGGGAAAAAAGAGCAGCAGATACAAGAAATGATGACTAATGGTGAAACAAAAGATTGGTCTCATTATCGTAATCTGGTCGGCCAAATCGAAGCGCTAAACTTCATTCGCGAAGAAATTAGAACCATTCTAAAAAACCAGGAAATAGAGTAATGGCTAAAACAGCGCTAGAGCAAAAATGGGCTACAGAAGAGTCCGAAAAAACCCCCCTAGAAAAAGTGTATGACGAAGGTATTGAGTTAGACCCAACTAAAGTTGGCGAAGACTTATTAGAAAGTCTTCCAGAACCGACAGGATGGAGAATAATGATTCTTCCTTTTAGAGGTCAGAGAAAAACAAAGGGTGGAATTGAACTTACCGACGAAACACTTGGAAGACAATCACTAGCCACTGTCTTAGGCTATGTTCTAAAAGTAGGTCCTTTGGCCTATAGCGGAGAAAGATTTTCAACTGGTTCTTGGTGCGAGGAGGGAGATTGGGTAATGTTTGGTCGTTACGCAGGATCTCGTTTTCAAATCGAGGGCGGTGAAATAAAAATACTCAATGACGACGAAATCATTGCAAGAGTACCTAACCCAGAAGCAATTCTGCATCAATTTTAACATGAGGAAAAGATCATGCCAGAGCACAAACTAAACCTAAACCCTGCGGAAGAGCTTGTACAGATTGACGATACAGGCCCTGAAGTAGACGTTGAAATAGACGAAAACCAAGACGCAAATTTTGAAGCACAACCTGTAAAAGAAAATATTTTAGAGGCAATGCCTGAAGAAAAAGTAGAAAAAGTAGAAAAAGTAGAAGACGAACACGAAGAATACAGCAAGAGCGTAAAGAAAAGAATTAACAAGCTGACCGCAAAACTGCGCGAGGCGGAACGCAGAGAAGAAGCGGCAACTCAATACGCTCAAAGTGTGTACAAAGAAAACTCAACACTCAAACAACAAAAACAAAATATAGATGGAAACTATATTGTTTCTGAAGCAAGTAGAATTACAGCTGAAACAGAGGCTACAAAAAATATTTTACAAAAAGCAAATGAAGAACAAGACGTAGAAAAACAAGTAGAAGCACAACAAAAATTGGCATCTTTAGCGGTAGAGGCTCAACGCGTACAAGCACTTAACCAAAGAAGAACCCAACAGCCTGTACAACAGCAACAAGATTTTGTACAACAGCAACAAGAGCAGGCTCCTATGAAACCCGATCCCAGAGCAGAAGCTTGGGCAGAAGACAACACTTGGTTTGGTGATGATCGTGCTATGACCATGA